GGCTAGGGTCGTACCAGTTGGGCGACTTTGGGGCCACCCAGATCAACAGCGAGTCATTGTCGATGACTGCGCTACACGAGTGTTTACATGTCTTCCTATTCGACTTGATTTCGACAGCACAAGACAGGGCAGCAACACCTGAGCAGCTTGATGCGGCAGAACATCGAGTAATCAACGTGCTTGAGAGGGTTTTATATGGCGCAGCCAGTAGTCAGTGAGCGAGATTTCATCGATCTATGGGATAAATATAAGTCGGCCTCACAGCTAGCAAAGGTATTGGGCATTGCTGAACGCAATGTCATGGCCCGTAGAAAGCGCATCGAGGCCAGGACAGGGCAACTCCTGGAGACTCTGGACAGGCGGCATACCAGATCGTTTGACCACCTTAGCCCATCGAAATCCTCGTCGGCAAGGTATGCCCTTGGCATTGAGAACGGCATCGTGCTTGTCTTCTCAGATGCCCACTTTTGGCCTGGGATCAGGTCTACAGCCTATAAAGGTCTGCTATGGGCCATCAAGAACTTGAAGCCAAAAGCTATCATTAACAATGGTGACGCTTTTGACGGGGCAAATATATCCCGTCACCCAAGGATAGGGTGGGACAGTAAGCCTAGTGTAGTGCAAGAACTGAAGGCTTGTGAAGCGGCTTTGGAAGAGATTGAGGAAAGCGCCAATGGTGCAAAGTTGGTGTGGTCATTGGGCAACCACGATGCAAGGTTTGAGAACCGGCTGGCCAACACAGTGCCAGAGTTCATGCACATCGGCGGCTTTAAGCTATCAGATCACTTTCCTGCCTGGATACCATGCTGGTCGTGCTGGCCAACGGATGAGGTGGTTGTCAAGCACCGCTTTAAGAACGGCGTTCATGCCACCCACAACAACACTGTCAACGCTGGAATTAGCGTAGTTACAGGCCATTTGCACAGCCTCAAGGTCACACCGTTTTCTGACTACAACGGCGTGAGGTTCGGTGTAGATACGGGCACTCTGGCCGAGATTGACGGCCCCCAATTCACGGATTACATGGAAGACAATCCAGCGAATTGGAGGTCGGGCTTTGCTGTGCTAACGATCCACAATGGTAGGCTTTTGTGGCCAGAGCTTGTGCATCGCTACGCACACGACAAGATCGAGTTCAGGGGTCAGGTGATAGACGTAGAGGCCTTCTGAGCCTTCTGAGTCTCTTGCTCTTGCACTATGGCGCGATAGGCCTGTAGAGCAGAGCGCAGATCTTGCCTCATGTGGGAGACTTGATCTTCAAGGTCATTGATCTTCTGTAGGGATTCGTGAGCGAACCGGATCAACTGGTCGGTCTTCCAGCTTGCGAAATCGTGCACCTCCGTGCTTTGCTTTTGGGATTGGGCGTTCTTCTGTGTGGAAATCATGCTCGTTGCCGCATTTTCTGTGTCTGTAGATCAACCCGTTTCTCTGGCTCGTTCTTTCTACTGTCGTCCATGTTCCGCAAACGGGGCATTTCACTTGGTGGACTCCATCCGAATTTTCTCCATGTTTGCTGTACGTCTGTTGCAGCGGCAGGAATATACCTGAATTTCGGGTCTAAGATGCTTAACATTTTTCTACTCCAAAAGCCTTTCTGATGAGGTCGGCAGAGTGGTACGGCTCGGCCTCGTATGCGATCTCAGCGCAGCGGTCTGCGACAAGGGCTGCGAAGCGTTCAAGCATCGGGATGCCAAACTTAAACATGTCGAAGGTGGCAAACATTCCCGTACCGTTGTCGTCTTTTTCTGTGTAGCGAATGCCACCAGCCTCCCGCGCCATACGGATGATGTCTTCTTTCATGCTTGCCCCCTTGCTCGGATAGCGCGGTTTATTTCCTCGGAGTTGTTGTCGCTGATACACAAGCCCGTAACGATGCGGCACACTGCCTCTCGCTCATCGGCCCGAACGATAGCCTCGACTGCCTTGGCGAATTCATGCACCTCCTGGTGCTTGCGCCAAAGCTCTACTATTTCTTTGTGGATCATGTGTTCTTCTCTCTGAGCAGCTTTTCGATGTCCATGACGACATCTCGAACTTCATAGTCCCACTCTTCAATCTCAGCGTCCGTTAGCCCGACCCATGTGCGCTGTGCTGGTTGCTTCTCAGCCTGCTCGATTGCGGCGCTCAATGCGTTTATGGCTGCGCCAATTTTGTTTTCAGGCCACTGACGAGTATTTGCCAGATACAGCGCCTCCAGCGCCTGCTTCATTGCTTCGATGCTCATCTGCGACTCTTCTTCATCTTTGGCATTTCTACCGTTACCTTGCGAGGATTGATGCCCTCAAAAGCCCCGACTCTGGAGGCCAGTGAGGGGTAAGGCTCTACGCCTGTCTTGCGCTTGTCGTTGAGAACTCTAGAGGCCTGATAAGAGCGTTTCCTATCAGTCTCTAGATCTCTGAACGACAGTTGCGCCTTGTAGTCTTTGTCGAATGGGTTCATAAAAAGGTGGCCTACTCGCTGCGTCTGTGCTTTGCTTGGAAGCCGAGCACTTGGATCGTCGCTAGAGCACAGCATCCGCTTTCGGCCATTAATCAGAAGCAGTTGGTTGTACAGTTGCCGAAATAACAGCAGGTCGTACATGTAACCATACGTCCATTCATGGTGTAGGTATGGGTAGAACAAGATGCCCAGGCTCCGGTGGTCACCAGGGCGATTCCAATGGCTGCAAAAAACTTCTTCATGCTGTCACCTCTTTAACTTTGGCTTGGGTTTGCTCCAGGGCTTCGATCAACTCTTCGACTTGTGCTTGATCAAGAGAGATGTTCATGCTGCCATTTAGGGCGTAGATGGACAGCAGGATCTTGTTTTGCAGCAAGGATACGAAGACGTTTTGCTCTCCGTTTTTGACTTTGATTTGCATCGTGTGATGGTTCATGATTTCTCCAGTGTGTAGTACCAGTAAGGGCCTTTGCGTTGACAGGCAATGTTGATGCCGTTTTGTCTCAACTCTGAAATTATTGAGTTGACAGCGCAGACATTTGCATGTCTGATGATGTCCAGAGTGCTGAATTCGCCTCCAACTTCCAGCAACTTCAACACTCTGTTCAGCCTATCACTTTTATCGAGTCGGGCACTGTTCATGTTTAGAACGGCACATCTTCATCGAAATCGGGCTTTGCTTGACGCACTGGCTTGCGCTCCTGGCCCTCTTCCTTCTTCGGGTCGTTCAGGTAGGCCCAGCCATCCCAGCCACCTTCCTTGAGCGGGATCGTGTCCAGCTTGAGCATTGCACCGTTCTTGGTGTCAATGATGCTACCAATGCGGGTATACCGCTTCTTGACCTCACCCTGGGCATTCTTGTACTCGCCCGTAACGCAGGAAATCTCTTTCAACACTTTGCTCATTTCATTCTCCAATCTTCTGTTTCAACGCTTGCACTTTTTCATCCACTTCAGCCAGGAACTTCTTGACCTCAGTTTCAGCCTCTTCAATCCACCTGTCATCCCTATTTACCCTAGCAATAAATAGTTGGGCTTTTGGTGGAAACCGTGGGTCAAAAACAACATAGTCACACCAGGGTCGATCAGCACAGCGCATTTGCCATTGCACCTGAGCGTAATACTGTGCAGATACCGGGTTCTTTGACAGCAGCACTTCCAGAAAGGTCTTGGACTCCGGGCACTTGATCTCAACCATGCCACCATCTACAAGCCCATCAGGGGACGCTCCAGCCATTTGAATGGTCGGGTGAGGGATAAACCCCACCTCTTCCACCAGAACGCCCCTATAGGCCTCGTATGCAGCCCTCGCGAACTGCTCTTGCTCAATGCCCCACTGGAGGGAAGAATTGGTGTAGCCCTCTGCCCGATTGCCAGTGATCCGCTCCAGGACTAGCTGAGTCATGTAATTGCCGCGATCAGCCCCGTAGCCGGTCTTGGTCTTCGCTAGCACTTTGTGCAGATTGCTGGCGGTGACTTTACCCAGACGCTGCTGGAACCACTCGTCGGTGCGCTGCTCATCCATTGGATTTCTCCTGCTTGGCACGAGCGATCCTGGCTGCTTTGGCCTCGATCACCTTCTTGATGGATTCCTGGTGGCCTTGGCAAGCCTCGTAGGCCTGTTTGTAGACCGTCTGAAGCTCTTCCCCGGTCACAGTGGCCTCGATGGCTGCAAGCCAATCTGTAATGTCAGGCGCATCACCCTCTGGCAGATCTTCCCCGGCATAGATGTACAGGCCCAAACCGTGTAGGCTCAGAGCCTTAGTCATGCAGCGCATGATGGCCGTATTGACCGCAAACGCATCTGGGTTAGGGATAGCCTTGTTGCGGTGATCCATAACCGGAAGCTGGCAGGTCATGGGCTTGCCAAAGATCGTCACAGTGACCCAGACCAGCGCAGTGCCTCCTGGCAGGGTCATGAACGGCTCTTCGGTGTACTGGTCGCGCTTGAAAGTCTCGACCTTGAATGTGGCTGTTGGATCAGCCTTCAGTGCTTCAGCCCAGGCCCAAGCCCACGATAAGTAGGTCAGGTTGGACTTCTTCTCGGTATGCTCGTTGACGTTAGTCTTGAGCAGATTCTCGATACTCATCTTCTCTCCTTGAAAGACAGCTGCGGGATGCTGCG